GCCTCGCATACATTGACATTAAATTGTCTTTGAAGCGGGCGTTCACGGGGACAAGGGAAGCGACGAAAGTCTTCCTTGACCAGGTATTACCTGGGGATCATATCCTGCAAAGGATATTAGCGTCTCATGATTTTGAGGGACTCAAGGAACAGCTGTCGTTAACTTATCTCAACCTAGTAGAAGTTCCAAAAACTTGGAAAGCCTATCGGCTAATCACTCCCCTGACTCTTTTAGGATTATTTTTCTCCTATGGGTTAGGGCGTGTTGTAACACGCCGGTTAAAGGATGCTGGATTGGATATAGGGACTTTACAGTTCCTACACCGGAAGCTTGTAGCTAAGTTTTCGGCGTCGCGTACTCATGCGACGGCTGATCTTCATGCAGCTTCGGATAGTATTACCTCCGTGCTGCTAAACCGCATTCTGCCAAGACCCTGGTACGTCGCTGTGAAGAAAACTTTCGTCCGGAACTTGAATGTTCACGGGAATGTCTATTCAACAGCATCTGTACTACCGATGGGTAATGGCGCCACCTTTCCAATTGAGACTCTTGTCTTCTATTGCATTATTAAAGCAATAGGAGAGCTCACAGAAACAAAAGGTATTTATTCCGTATACGGGGATGATTTAATATATCCCTCAAGGCTGCATAAGTATGTGGTTGCAGTTTTTCCGCAATTGCATCTCGTGCTTAACCTTGAAAAAACGTTTGTACGGTACCCGTTTCGTGAGTCCTGCGGTGCAGATTACTACCGTGGACAAGACGTACGCCCACACTTTATAAAGGGCGAAGCCGAACAGCTGACACGTGTCCGCTATGAAGCCTTCCTTTATAAAGCCTACAACGGTCTGACAGCCCGCTGGGATCCGTCTGAAATTCGGACGACCCTTACGTGGATACTGACAGAGCTTGCAATGGTGTCGAACTGTAGAATTCTACGAGTTCCGCCCTCATTCCCAGATTATTCGGGTTTGAAGGTCTCATCATGGCGAGACAAACCGTTGGGTTACGACTTATTACCTTGGTCTCCCATCATGGTCCAGTTTAATTCCGGATCACGATGGTTTCAGTTTGATTTTCTAACTGAAACCCCTAGCAAGCGTGTGGTTAAATCCACAGAGCCGTATTATTGGCTTGCGCTTCAGGGACTCAACGACGAAGTTGTCGACGAGTATGGAGGACGGTTGGCATCCATGGGGGCCTGCAAAACCCCTCATGAGATTGCTTATCGAGATTGGTGCGCTGTCGCCGTTAAAGGCGATAACGTATGGAAAATTCTTGCGAATGCTCCATACTCACCGATCGACAAACCTAACGTTGCGTTAAGTTGGAAGAAAGTGGTCAAGAAAAAGACACTCTACTTCAATAAGCGCAAAGTCGTAAAGAAGCGTATAAACTATCACGCAGTAGTTCCGGCCAGAAAAGGCGGAAC